TACATTCATTTGAGAATAATAAAGTAGCTGATTGAGTATTACCGCTACTATTTATATATGTAACTGTTCCACCTGCTGGGTGTAATTCGTCTCCTTCTTCATATACCCCAGTATAATAATAACTACTTGTTACAACACTATTTACAGTAATTGTTACTGTAGCTGTGCTTGTTTCCATCATACTATCTGTAATTGTATAAGTAAATGTATCTGTTCCTGTAGTTCCATTTGGTGTAAATACTAATTTATTGCCTCCAGAAATAGCAATACCACCTAATCCAAAACCCGTAACATCAACACTTGTTATTGTGGTTGGTGTGGTTCCTAACGCGTCATTGTTTAAAACCAATAAATCAATAACACTACTTGAATTAGTTAAATAAGAATTATTTGATGCTATTGGTAAATTAGGAACAACAAAGATATTTATAGTTACTGTAGCAGTACTTTCATTACTTAATGAATCTTGTATAGTATATGTAAATGTTTGAGGTGTTTCAATAGCAGTTCCTTTCGTAAACTTAACTGCATTTCCTTCTATTGATAAAATACCTACGCTTGATGGCATTTCTGTAATAATAGATTTTATTATTGTAGGCTCAAATCCTAAATTATCATTTGATAATACATTTAAAATTGTATCTTGAAAATAAATATCTATAGATTCATCAACTGCATTTAATGTGCTTGCTGGTTCGTCTACAATAATAGGTAAATTAAAGAATCCGTTTCTATTTACTTTAAATTCACCGCCCGATAATAATATTTTATTTACTGGTACTTGTGAATTTTCACCATCTAATCCACCTCCATAACCTTGAACCATTAAATTAGTAGTAGGTAACTGAACCACATTTAAATCTAATTCGTTTTCAGTTGTATATATTATTTGTGTCTTTACCCATCTTTGATTATTAGCATCATACAATCCTGTTGCTGTCATTGGTTGTGCTGTAAAATCAATATAGTCATTTAACAATCTAGCAATATTTACTTTATCTAGTCCAGAAGACGAAGAAGGGTTTTGTTTAGTTGTTGAGTAACTTGGTGTTAATGGTGGACTATTTTTAACTCCATCCCAAACAAATATTTGTAAAGTATAAGCTGTGCAAATCTCTAAAGTCAAAGGACTTCTAAACGAAATATATAAATAATATGGCGATAATGATTTAATCATAACTTTAATCCTATTTTTATTTGTTTATCAACTTCCAAACTATAAGCTGCGTAAATATTATCTGGTAATCTTAAAAACGCTGCTTCAAATGGTTTAGTAAAAAAGTTTGTTGTTTCTAATCCTTTATTCCATATTGAGCGCATTATTAAAAAGGCGGTTGACTTATACGAAAGAAATTGACCAGTCCTCCTATCTTTAAATTGAATCCGTTTACGTGACACCCAACCATTGATCCCACTTGTCAAACCGCCTTTATTACCTGTTCCTGTTCCAAATTTAAAAGAGCTATTAGGCGCTTTACTTGAACTACTAACGCCCTTAACTCCTTTGTCTACAAACTCCCAATAATCATTTGCTTGTTTAAAATCAAATGTTAATATTGCACCATCTTTTGTCTCTGTAGTTTTGTAGTTAATACCGTTATATAATTTGCTAGTATCTTTCTTCTTCTTTTTAGAAAGATTACTCTTAGCTTGCTGTTGTACATAAGCACCAAATTTATTTAATTCATCGACTACTGACATAACGATAACTCTGTATTTGGCACTTCAATTGTAAATGTCAATCTTGCTCCGTCAACTAATTTTGCTCCCTCAAAACTACCTAATTCAAATGTTGGGTTTTCGCTTGATGTTATATTATTTTCTTCAAAATCTGTGTACATTTTTAACCACATACGATTAAGTACTCCAATAGCTAAATTATGGTTATCAACTTCATTATCTTGCCCCCAGAAATCATCTGTATTTACTTCTTTGTTTATGTCTCTTTGGTTAAAACAAGCTAATTCAATATTGAATTGAACCGTTTGACCGTTAGTGAATGCACCTGATGTAATATTGATATTAACCAATGGATACATCACTTCTTTTTTTAAATCAATATCCTGCGTTTTCATTACCGAATTAACTAAACTATCGGCTTCAGCTAATTGTTTTAGGTAATAATAAAGTGTAGTTAATTGGTTCATAATTCAATACTATTATTTGTATTAGTCATTATCTTATGTTTTAATTTCTGCTTATCAATTTTATGACAAAGGAATAAATGAACCTCGTGAACATTCATTTTTAATATTGAATCTATCTTCCAAATTTTACCTTTAGCCAATTCTTCAATCGTTGCATACCATCCCCATTTTTCAAAGTAATCACTTGCGCTTCTTCCTTCACTTGTTCCGCCACCATATACTTCTGAGTATAGTTCACTAATTCGTTGGCTAAACTCGAAAAAAAAACCAGCGCACCATTAACAATTGATAAAGGCATGTGTTTCATTAAATCCGAATATTGTTTTGTTCCTTGATAATTTATAATTTCATAATTACCTAAGCTATCTTTATTTTTAATAGGTCTAAATAAAACTGCCATAAGTTTATGAAGTTCATTTACATCTGTCCCATAGGTTGAAATATCGATAAACTCACCCTGTGTAATCTTGTCTAAATTAGGTACAAAACCAAATTCAACATCTTTAATATAAAAACGTGGTTTAAATTCAACTGTTTGATTAAGTGCTAAATCAATTTGCTCCACAATATCTTTATAATCAATAGCGCTTATTAATTCAATTCTTTTACGTTCTAATCCTGTAAATATTTGAATCTTTCTTTTATTAAAATTATACTCGTCTAAATCTTCGCGTTCCAATAGTTCGTTGTACAGTTGAAACTGATGTAAAGTAATATCTTGTATCGATTCTGGTAAAATAATTTGCATACTATTAAACTATTTATTTTGATTATTGTTATTATCGAATGTCGTGTGCTATCTTCCTTCCTAATGATTCCATTTCGTGGTATCTCCACGCATCCATAGCATGGTTGTAATTATCAATAGGCTTGTTTAATTTATTACCAGTTTTTTTATCTTTATCCCAAGCGTATTTTCTTAATTCTGTTATTATATTTAGACTTTTTGATGTAACTAAATATTCATTATCCTGTATTATTTGAATACCATAGTTAATAGAATCAGCACCTTTAGTTACCGATTTTGCATTTATTCCATTCTCGTTTAGCTCTCGTATAGATTTAGGCTCTGCGCTATCACAATAACAAATCATTTTAGTATTTATTTTTTTAGCTATATCAGAATTGCTTAATCCTTTTTGATAACAAATTTCGTTTAAAATTCTTTTACTGTTCCATTTATAAATCTCTACTATTGCTGTAGGGTCGTTACTATATCCAAAATCTAAACCATATCCGATTAATCTAGCATCTTCAGGAATAGAATCTGTAATCTTCCAGTTATTAAATATAACTCCTTCTAAGTTTCCAATCTCACCAAGTATATAAACATAACACCAATTTGCCCAATAAGCATTTTTAATATTTGTTTGGTCTTTCCAATCTTTATTTACGTCAAAAAAAGCTTTGGATTGCTTTATAAGTAAATCTTCTAAAGTTTCCGACGGCAAAGCTTCGTTATCATGATATGTAAGCAATAAAAATTCACTATTATGTTCTGGCAATACTTCCGTATGCACCCAAAATTCATTATCAGGATTAAAATCTATCCATGTTTCTTTTGAACGTATCATTAAAGCATCCGCAATATCAAAAGAAATATGATTAGCTTCATTTAAAAACAATATATCTCGTTTGCCTCCAGATTTAGCCTTACCAACGCTGTCATAACTTTTAAATTGAATACGGCTTTTGGATGAAAATGTATAAGTCAAACTTGATGCGTTCCAATTTTTTTCTATCCATCTATTAGTGTCAAGCATGACCGTTTTAAATATATCTAGAGCTCCCTCTTTAACTGCTGGTAGTGTTTCTGCAACAATTGTTATTTTTAAATTATTCCCTTTAATAGCTTTATCAACAAGTAAAGGCACAATCCCATAGGTTTTACCTGCAGATGTGCCTCCTTGAATAACTTTTATACGGGCTTTAATTGCCCTAAGTTTTTTTATTGCGGTTGTATATAAAAACATTAATCTCCAAATAATGGTTGTTCTGTTTTCTGCGTAACTTCTGATTGTTCTGCTAATCCGTTTAAACGTTGGGTAATTGAGGAGTTATATACCCCAGCCATACCACCTTCTATTTGGTCTTTTCTAGTTTTTTTCTTTATATATGAACAGATAGGTGCATAATCTTCATACCTATTGTCTTTATTTTTTAAATAATCCCCTAAATCCTCAATAATTTCATTCTCTGACAACCAACATTCAAAACCTTCAATAGTTAAAGGCTTTTCTTTTTCCCTGTAAATTTCAAAACCATCTTTTCCAACCCAATCTTTTACTAAAAAAGGATTCTTCTTTACCTCTTTTTCATAAGATAAAAAATATTCCTTTAATTTTTCTGGAGTTTCTATGTATTTACGCTTCCCCATAACTATCAAATACTTTATCTAATTTATCAATCATGCTTATTAGTGGCTTTGGGCTACAACTAGCACACGGAAACCATAATTGTCGATTAAATACACTTGCATATAATTTACAAACATAATTTACTTGCTCTCGGCTTATTGTAAGAGTTCGTACTGCTTTAAAATTTTTCCAACTATTATATTCATCTTCTGATAAACATCTTGCCTTAAAACGATACGGAAATAACTCGTTAAGCTTTTCTTTTCGTTTATCGCATCCACAATCTTTTCCCTCAACGAATATTTGCAAACCAGTTGCTTTTATGATACGCTCAACCGTATCTCCTAAGCCTTTATCTTTTCTTGGTCTTGCCATTTTATTTAAGATTATCAAGATTTTTTATAAATTCAGAAAGCTGTTCTAATGTATTAAATACATAAACATAGTCACTAACCATACATTGTCTCCTATTTATAGTTAATATAAATCCATTTTTTACTCTTTCTACATCAAAATTAGTAAATGATATCTCTGTTTCTTCTTTCATAATTATTTTTTTTTATTTTTTAAACGTTTGTTTTTATACAAATCAATATCGTTTCCTAAAATTGTTTTTCTTGCTTTATCTAATTCTCTATGTATTAAACCGTAATTAATATATGGATATTTTTCTGAAATTTGTCTAACTGATAAATCATAACTTTCTTTTAATAATCCATTTTGTAAGTAAGATAGTTTTTCACACTCATCAATTATATATTGTTCATAATCGTTTGGCTCAAAAGTATTATTGTTTTCTGATATATTAAAAAAACTATCAATTGGAATATCATTGTTCTTTTTTATGTAGTCTAAGAATAGATTTTTTATAGTTCTAATAACATAAAAATCATTTATATCTTTTTGGCAATCGTGTAGTTTTAAATACATGTCATTAACTAAATCGTCAGATAACATTTTATCCTTGCATATAATCAAAGCTGTATTTCTCCAGAATGAATCTTTTAAGGCAAGTTCTTGAATCATATTAATTTAGTTAAAAACAACCCGCTAACATACTTTAGTCAAATTTCTGCAAGCGGGATAAATTATGAATATTCAAAGTTAGTGAATTAAACTTAATTAATCAATAATTTTTCTTCCTAATTGTTTTTCAGCTTCTTCTTTGGTGATTGTTGGGATTATTTCTGCCCAATCCCCGTGAGCAAATAAAGTATTTCCGT